AAACTGGGTCATTATTTTCTCTTGGTGGTAATATTATTCCTGTCCCATTACCAAAACCAGTACAACCCAAACCTGGATGACAGAATTCTACCTCTACTAATGGTAACATATTATTAGTTTGTGCTAATGAATATATTTGTGTGTCAACTATACCATCATCATTTGTATCTAATGCAATTCCATGACCAGCTGTAACAGAATGATTTGTTGCAGCACCATTCCATCCATCATCAACCATATAATTCATCTCATCAATAGTAAATCCATCTTGAAATTTAAAACTATAAGGTATTAAAATATCTGAAAATCTATCAATACGGAAAAATCCAGTCGTACTACAATCATATACTTGACAAAAATTAGTTGCTGCCACTTTATATCTCCATATTAAGTATTAAAACCACGAGCTCGTAGTAAGTCTGTTTTAGATATGATTTCAACTTTACATCTGTTTCCATAAAGTGTATTAGCTTCAAACTCATCTGAAATTGGGTTAATGTGATTTAACCAAAAGTCAGGTTCTTGATTATATTCATATACATATGAACCATCTTCATCAACAAAGGGATTAAAAGTAGCACATATGAAATACCATTCATTAAAATCTTCAGGTATGAATGTTGTTTGTAGTAATCCAAATTCATCATTACCTACACCATCCATATCTGGAATATCAACTTGTCTAGAAGCGTTTGGGAAGC